TAGCAAAGCGTTCTGCAACGTCAGCGTATTGTGCTTGTGTAGATGTTCCATTGAATGTTGTAGCATAAACAACAGAAAATCTTAAAGCATTTGATCCTAAGCTACGTGTGTTGTTTGTTGTTGGTATAATATTACCTGCTAAACCAGTTGTGCCGCTTAATGGTACAAAATTTAATGCTGGTTTGTTTGTCAAACTGTTATAATTTCCATCAAACAGTGTTGGTGTATTAACTAAATCACCATAACTGCCACTGGTTGCAACAGTTGCAAAACTTGGTTTTCCTGTAATGTCTGCCCATGCATTTGAACCAGCTGGGCCTTCTGGTCCTGTTGGTCCTGTCTCACCCTGTGGACCTGCTGGGCCTGTTGGACCTTGCGGTCCCGTTGGGCCTTGTGATCCAGTTGCGCCCGTTGCGCCTTGCGGACCGGCTGGCCCTTGTGGTCCAGTATTACCTGTTGGACCTTGCGGTCCTGTTGGACCTTGCGGTCCTGTTGGACCTTGCGGTCCTGTTAAACCTGTTGGTCCTTGAACACCCTGAATACCCTGTGGACCAGTGTCGCCTTGAATACCCTGCGGACCTTGAATATTACCAACGTTTTCCCAAGCGGAGCCAGTCCAAACATAAAGTTCACCGTTGACTAGGTAAGCATCACCAATGGTATTATTACTTGGAGGAAGTTGACTAACATCTGTTTTACCGCCCATAATAACAACACTAGTACCGTCAGCACCAGAAGGGCCAGTTGGACCTGTAGCACCTTGTGGTCCAGTTAGACCTTGATCGCCTTGTACACCTTGTAGACCACGTAAGCCTTGTGGGCCAAGTGGGCCTTGCGGACCAGCAACACCTTGTGGACCACGTTCGCCTGTAGCACCTTGTGGTCCTGGTTCTCCTTGTGGTCCTTGTACTTGTCCAACATCATTCCAACGTTCTGTATCCCAGATCCAAAGATGTCCGTCAATGATATAAGCTTCACCACCGCGAGCAGGGTCGCCGTTTGATTGTAAACCTCCGCCAGCGGGCAAATCAAGAGAGCTTGCTAAAGAACCAACAACTCTAATTTCTGATAGTCTACTTAAATCTGTTGGACCAACTAGTGTCCAACTTGCACCATTCCAAATATAAAACTCATTTTCGTCAGTGTTAAAAAATTGATCTCCAACATTGGTGTTTATTGGTCTTTCAGCAAATCCACCAATAGTTAAGTTACTAATTGGTTTAAAAACACTACCGTTATAAAATTTAAGCATGCCAACACTTGTATCATACCAAAGTTGTCCGGTCATTGCTGTATTTGGTCTAGTATCGTTGGCAAAATTTTCTAGAATTTTAATTAAATTTTCTTGCTGTAGTTCACCAAATCCGACGTAGTTACGACCTACTAGTGAAAGACCTGTACTAGTATCTAATGAACCATCTGGTAAATTAAGTAGTATGTCGCCGTTTGTTCTATTAATAACATATGCCATTTTTATCTACCTCAACTAATACTGCTTAGATTTGTTAACGTCTGGATTCTCACTGTATAATCGATTTGGATAAGTCTGTTCAAGCTCTTTTGTACTGGATGGAAAACAACATGCGTTAGCAGTTTGCCTGTTGTGGTTAATCCACTAGTTCCATCGGTACTTCTAGCACGAAGTCCTAGTTCATCAAAAACATAGTCTCCGTTTAAATCTTGTAGGTTGTCAAAAGCCGCCTGATCGTTTGGTTCACCATAGTCTAGCAAACAAGTTACAAGTATATCTGTGTATGGCTGACCTGGTGTGTGTCTAATTTCCATTTTGTTGCGTGTAGCGTCTAGGTTGTTAACATCTGTATCGTCTACAATCTTGCTGTAGGTTGCATTGTATAGGCTACTGTTTTGGGCGTTTGTGTTAGCAGGATTGTATGTAATAACGCCTGTAGCATTAACAGTTGTGCCACCGTTTCCAAAGTGCATTTCGTAGATATAGCTCTGACCTTTGTTAGCTAAGTTATAGGCTAATGCCTCACTGATGTTTTCATAGTGAATAGCGTTACGCTTATTAACATAAACATCTCCACTGTCGGGGTCATGTATTTTAATATGCCCTTCAATATGGAAACCGCCAAGTTCGTCTGGCTTCTTTTTTGTTGAATCTGTTTTCATATTTTCAGTATCCTGCTCTTTTATATCATTATTTATCATGGGTTGTATGCCGGGCTTGCACCTAAGAATGTGGCTTGTTCTGTGGTTACGCCACCAGATGTAATACTAATATCATAGTCAAACGGTGCGTCACCTGGGTCTGTGTCCGGATCATTTGGACTGTCTGGGAAGCTAACATTGTACGCAAATCCAAATCCTGGTGCATCAAAGTCAAAGTCGCCAACTTCAACAAATCCAAACTCATTCAAACTGTTTAACCAGTCTGTGTAATCTGAATTAGAAGGTAGTGTTTGTAGTATCGACAAGTCGTCAATTCTTGATCCTGTTGCAATAACTGCGGCGGCTCCTGTGCCTAGTACACCTCTACGAACACGATTTAGTGTATTTGTAGTTTCGTCTTTTTCATAATAATAGAGTATCTCGCCATTAACATACACAACACCTGGAACACCTCTAGCTAGATCAGGGTTTGGTAACAAGCTAGCGTCTTCAACATATAGCGTTGTATCAGTTATTGCAAAATCTTGTGTTACTAAAGTACTGTGTGTAGATGAAATTCTGTAATACGATCTAGAATCTACCGGAGAAAACTCTAGAGTTGAAGCATTATCAAAGTATACTTCTTGCCATAGCTGAGGTTGACTATCTGGATATCTTCCTAGTTCGCCTGCTGACGATAGCGTTGGAGTTTGAGCAGTCCAGTATCTAGATTGATATTCTGGAGTTGGTCCTGTTGCTACCCAGTTTCCATGATCGTTTTTCCAATAATATGTTACTTCGCTAGTAACAAAATACACAGACCCTGCTAGTGCATCTGCTGGCAAACTTGCAATATCTGCTACTTCATCAACATACATAAAACCAGTTCTGCTTGTATACAATACATTATTGTATATCACTGCATCACCTCGTTCATATCTAGTTTTTGAGATCCAAGTTGGTGCTGTAAGTTTAAACCAAGAGTTGTCAGATGTTACCCAGTAGTACATAGTATCTTCGTCTGTTACATAGTAGGTGTCATTGTCAATGTTGGATGTACTAATTACCAGGTTAGCAGAAGTTGCTACTGTACCTTTAAAACTAAATGTGTTTTTAGCTTGATATATCTTATCGTTGTAGCTGATGTATTTTCCTTTTTCGTGTGTTGCATCGTGTGCCCATGTTTGAATTCCAGCATGCGCTACACGCCAAAAACTACTAACTCCAGGAACATCCGAGCCTGGTTGTATTTCACTAAGTGAAACATAGTAGACGTCATTATAAATTACATAAGAATTTATTGGATATTCTATAGTAGGATCAAACGTTGTTGGAGTAACTAACTGACTACCAGTTAAATTGTGTGTTACACGATATCCCAACGGAGGTCCACTAACAATAGCACCGTTTTGATCAATAATTCTTGTAAACACGCTCATTACCAGTGTGTCAAATGTAATACCTGGTGTTAGCTCTTGCGGAGCATGACTGCTATAAGTATCAACGAACGATCCTCCGTCAACGTTAATATCTTCTGCTCTAGTACCTAAACTGGTATCTAGATATGTGCTTTGGATTGTAGTATCTAAGAATTTGTCACTGTATACTTCGTCAGCGTAGCCAAGACCAGTTACACGTACCCCAGGATATGTTAATCCGTCAATTAGTTTAGATAGTAGTTCAACACCTGGTGTTCCGTCTGGCGCAACATAGTATGCAACAATACGATCAATAGCATTACCAAAAGTATGACTAACAGGAATTAAGAATCTAAAATCAAATATATTAGATGCTGGAACATCTTGTGTTGCAAGATAAACTTCGTTTTGGAAATAGATATAATCTCCTTCAGCAACATCAAGCGCAGGTGTCCATTCTTTAAGGTTACTGCTATAAGCAATTCTATCAAATTTGATCTCTGTTTTAATGCTTCGTACTTTGTTGTTAACCATAACAGGATATGCTTTAGCACCTGTGCCGTTACCGTTAATATTAATAGTTGGTGAGCTGTCAAATACAAACTCTCCACTAAATGTAATACTTGTTACACTGCCGTCTACGGGGTTAATCTTAGCGGTAGGCTTAACTGTACTAACAGTACCATCATAGTTGACAACAGTAACAACAGGTGCTACTGTATAACCTGTGCCTCCTTGTGCAATCTGAATACTTTCTAGTGTTAGTTCATGGTTTGTATACCATTGACTGTATTCTCTATCATTGCGTAGATATAAGTCATCGTTGATGCCTTCGCCACTTGGACTACGGAAGTCTTGCGTGGTTGGCTCAAAGTATGCTGGTAAGTCAAAGTCGCTAACATCACCAGGATAATTATCATTGCCTGTGTAACCTAATAGATATTCTCTAATTTTAGTTCTGTATGGTTTAACTTCATTGATATAGTCAATGTAGAAATCTTGGTTGTCTCTAACAAAACTTGGATATTGGTCAAGTTCACGCAACTGATGATATACACTAATAAAACTAGATTTAAAAATCCAATCAACATCTCTTTGATTATACAATACCCAGTTAACCATGCTAAAGAATAGTTTATTAAATTCACCAGCTAGTTCATTGATGTAGATATCATGTCGTAGTGCATTGAAAATATTACGAATTTCAATACTTGGGTTTACATCAAATCGTGCGCTATCAAAGTTTTCTAATCCAAAACCTAGTTGGTATTTTTCTTTGTCATACAACTTATCACTTAATTGTATTGTTCCTTGTCCAAGACCGACCAACTCAAGGTCATCGTTGTTGTTGTCTTGTTTTATTTGGTATAGTGTAAACGTGCCAATGTTATTATAACGAACACGAATAATTTCTCCAGCTTTTATTTGACTTAGACTTTGTATATCTCTTTCAAAGTTAACAGTATAATCTTCTCTGATACTTTCGTCAAAGCCTGTTGCATACCAGTCTGTATAGTTAAAATAATGACTGGTATCAAATGCTTGTAACCTGTATAACACAAACTGTGAAGATTGTAAAATGTATATTGCCCAAAGATTTTCATTGTTAGAATCACTACGAACAAATACTTTATAACCTTCAGGTAATCCTTGTTTATCTAAGAACTCTAACTCGTCAATTATATCAACAGTAAAGTTATATTCACTAATTGCAGGATCTGCTTCTTTGGATGAAATGCCTGTAATAACTTTTTGTTGTACTATTGGATGTTGAATTAATACTTTATTAACTACTTGAACAAAAGTTTTCAATGCTCCCATTCTATCAACAAACATTGTTTGTCTTGGTCGAATACTAATACCATAACGATCTTGTTCTAATAAACCAGAATCTGGTACTACTAAACCACTTGAGTCAGCACCAGCTAAACTATCAATGAGTTTATCAACAATACTTTCTGGAATGCGGTCTGCTGGATTTCCTTCTTGAATTAGCTGATATTCACTGTGTATGGTATTACTATTACGAAGGTTATCGTAACGAATTTGTAGTACAATATCTGTGCCACTTAGATAATCATTGATATTATACAAACTAACAGCGTTTCGTGCAATAGGAGCGATATAAGGTATACCTTGTAGTTCAGGAGATTCAATCATTTCTCGAACAGTTACAGGACTTCCTGATTTATCAGGATTAGTTGAAACGCTTTTGTTTACTACCCAGAAATAATATTTTTGTCTTTGTATGCCTGTAGCGCCATCAACTATGGTTGTTTGTACATAGGTACCTTCATCTGTGTACTTAGGAGTTCCCATATCAGCATCATTTATAGTTGTATATTCTGCAGGACTGACTGAGCTCTCAATCCATTCACAAATTTCAATTTCACTACCTGGGAAAAATCTCCCCCAGTTTTTGACACGATAAATTAAATCGCCTTGTTCATAGTCAATGTATCTGACTTTACTTAAATTCCACCAAAACTTTCCAACTTGATCTTCGCCCCAGTGCATGTTTGGATCTACTACTACATCTGAGGTACTGACTGGATTATTGGTATAAATTGCAGGATCACTTGCAACCTTAAAATCAAGATTTGATTCTGCTAGACCTAAGATTTTTCCTTTGGCTGGATCGATAAAATCAAAGTTTGTTTTAATAGTATGATCTTGTTTACTGTAGATCAATGAACGTGTGAGCGTACCAACATCTACTTTTTCTTCTTCTTGTCTAATTTTATTCCAGATTCGCTTGCCAGTTGTTTCGTAAAGATATGCTGTACCACCATTATTAATAATGTTGTCGTCGCCTGGATCACCAACTACAATTACATCTCCGCGTAAATCCAGTGATATTCCAAATAGATCAAATTCACGATTTTCTACTAGATCAAATTTTTGTGCAAATGTCTGTACTCCAGCATTGCTTAAATTTGTTCCTGTGTCTTGCAAGAGTTCGTAGATATATGCATTACTGCTAAAGGATCTATCAGCAAACAATGTACTGTTACCGTCAAATGTTGTTGTGTTTGCACCTTTTTCGTTGTCAACTTTTAGCGTCAGTACACTGGCCGCATTGCCACTACCAATTAAAAGTATATCGTCATTGTCACTGACACTAACGCTAAGTGCAAAAGATTCATTGTCACTATCCATTGGCAATTGAAGTGATTGATTGTATGTGTATGAGTTCAATCCTAGGTCATTGCATATAGTTGATCCTGCACAAGTAATAGTTAGTTTTTGTCTTAGATTTTTAATTGTACTACGAATCTGTAAGAATCCGTTAACTAAGCCTGCACTAATACCTGGAATAGAAGCATTATTAATATCAGCTACTAATTGTTCTACAGTAGTTCCGCCTAGTTCAACTCTATAACCATTAAGGTAAAGGTTATCACCTGCAGTTAGTGTAGGCTCTGCAACACTGGCAGTTATAGATCCAAAATACATTTCTGGCTGAATGAAACGATAGGCTTTACCTGAACTGTAAGTAGAATCACTATAGTTAGGAGCAGTGATGTATAAACCTGCTCCGGTTTGATCTGTTACTATCTGTGTACCAAATCGAGCGCCTGCAACTCTTTCATTTTCAGGAGGTAACAGTTCATCTGATAAGTCAAATTGGTTGCTGTATACTTTAATGATCTGACCTGATGGTATTGACGTTAGTGAAGCGAATGCATCAAGTCCACTGGCCTCTTCAACTTGAACTGCTTGAACTAATCCTTCTGCAACAATACGATCAACCACAATAGTTAATTCGTTATTGCTAAAACTCCAATCTTCGTCTTTGTACAATCTTGTGTTTCCAAGATACACATCTGTTACTGCGCTGATGTCTGATGTTACGACATATGACGTTGACGTTGTAACAGTTCTAATATGTTCGTATCTACGACCATATACAAAAACTTTACCAACACTGTTAACTGAGTTCACATCAGTTTCAGGACCGCCAACGAATAGTCTAGTATTAAGTCCGTTGCAATAGATGAACTCACCAAATCTTGCGTCTGCGTTTGTGCCTGCTGGAGGTGTGAGAGTTGTTTCTAATTTATAGTAAGGTGCTTGCTTAACAACAATTTGATTGATTAATCTATTAGAAAGCAGAGTATTAAGCAATCTAATTTCGTTACCATTGGCCAACTCATAGTCAATATTAGGTAATAGTATGTTGGTTTCGTTGTAGGTTACAACGATAGAATTTGCATTGTCTGGAACAAACGAAAGTTGATAACTTACACCACTTACACTGTATTCTCTTAGGTCTACTACTTGAACAAAAGAATCCTGCTCATCAAGTGAATCTTTAAATGTTTGTGTACGACTAGTAACCTCTTCTTCTCTGTGATAGCAATAAACCTTATTTGCGGCTGGTGCGCCAACATAAATCCATTGTCCATCATCACTGATTTTAACATTTGTTCCAAATTCTTCACCAGCACTTGGTGCGGCTAAGATTTGTAAATCGTGTTCGTTGTCTTGCACACGGAAGTTGTGTATGATTACAGCGCCTGGATCAATTCTACTGGCACCAGCAACCATAACATAGTCACTCATATCAATGATATCGCCATAGCCTACTACCGCAGTGTCTGCGGCATTTTGATAATCAAATCCAGTAATAATTCCATTGGTTCCTACAGAAGTAACCACAAGAAGTAAATCTGAACTGCTACCAATATTACCGGAGGCAATAGTTAACACATCATTTACTTGGTATCCAGTTCCACCGTTAAAGATCGTTGCTGTAAAGTAGATATTAGAAGTATATGCACTAAATCCAATCACATCAAATGAAGCATTTGTGCCCGCACCGCCAGTAGTTGTAATACCGTTGTAGGTGTACTTCAATCCTGGAGGGTCAAAACTACCAGTCTGGAAAAATCCTTCACCTACTATTCTAGTAAACAGTGCAATTTTATCACTTCTACCAGCACCTAATGCAATAAGATCTGAATTTTTGTTAATCTTAACAGAACTTCCGTAGCCGTCGTTGCCTCTATACTGATTAGAAGTTAGTTCTTGACTTTGATTCCAGCTGGCTTGTTTTTCGTAGACTGCCCATTTATTATCTGAATTATAACTGTCAACCCATACTTTATCGCCATTGAGCCAACCTTTGCGTGGAGCAATATCATTGATCTTTGTTGGATCGCTCAATCTCATGCTGTCCATGTGGAACAGTATGCCACTGTCTTCAGCAATAGTACGAGCTTCTTTAAGGAAGTCTGCACCTTGATACATGTCAACTAATAAACGCTGTGAATTACTAATGCTCTTAACTTTATAGAAGCCATCATAGTCTGCGTTAAATGATTTAATACAAAATACTTCGCCAACTTTGAGATTGTGTCTATTGTTAAAGTCAATGCTCATAACGTTGTCTAGTTCATAGTTTATTGCAGTTGGTCTTGCATCGGCAGCGGTAATACGATAAACATTCCAATCTAGATCAAAGTCTTTGGCTACCCAAACTTTGAATCCATCACCAAGCTGTCTTAGATATGTGTTGAGTGCATTAAAGTTTACAATGTCGTAGATTGTTGCATTAATGTCTGCTAGATTAACAAATCCTGCTCTAGCAATGTCTTTGTCGTAATCGCTGTCATCGTTTCTTTCATGGAAAATATTTCTTGGAAATGTACTGGTTGTTTTCTTATAAACATCTGCTGGACGTACAGGCACTATGCCTGGAGTTTGTTTTTCCATCGATGTAAGTAAATTAAAGGTGCTTGGGTTGTTAGTAAATTTAGTATCGTCTAACTCAATTTCAATTTGAGCATCACTTTCTAACGAACCGTATTCACCTACTCGTACAGCCCACTCTTCATAGAGATTGATGTTACTATTAATATTATTGAATCTAGCAGTTGTCAATGATTCAATGGCTGTTTTTGTTCCTTTTTCTTTGATAAATCCTTGATAAAATTTTGTCTGACTTTGAAAATCTAATGCCAGATCAGTTAGGTATTGTCTATTGCGTAGGCCAATGATTCCAGAACTGAACTCTTGAAGATTTTCATCTATTGGTAGGTTTTCAACGTCGTAGATTCTTTCAAACCTATCAGCGTTATAACTGAAGTTAGGTAATAGTCCGCTCTTTTGTCCTTCGTCGTCAATTTGTGTCCATTCACTGAGAACAAATTCTGCTTTACCAACGACATTTTTTATTGCAGTGAATGTATTACGCTTATACTTAACAATCGTTCCTTTTTTATAATCTGTCCAACTTGCCCATTCTTCAATCTTAGGATCATTGAAAATAAATCCTGGAGGATTTAGTTCACCTGACCACTGAGCCGATTTATTACCAACTAGTTTTAGTCTGAACTGTCTATTTCCTAGTTCAGGCAAATAGATAATGTCATTGAACACTGTAACATTATCAAATACAAAAGCATGTTCGTATTGTATAACTCTACCTTCAAACAAGCAAATTGTTTGTCCATTTAATGTTTCCAGGCTAAAGAAGTTTGGCTGTCTATTAACAGTGAAATCTGTATTTTTAATAACATTGAAGTTTGGAGACAGTACTTTGTTGCCGTTGATACTGTTTGTGATTTTATCTACAGTTCCACCAATTACATTCAGTTCAATTCTATCAAATGCTGGGCTTAGTACTAATAAACTACCTTCTTGCCATTCCTGCTGTTCCCAGGACAAGAACTCTTTGACACTTAGTTCCCAGTTACGCAACTCATTAAGTCCTGGGTCATTCTGGTTAAAGACAAATCCTTGTCCTACTAGATAACGACTATAACTTACTAAGAAATCAGCAACCTGTTGAACGTTTTGAAATTCTGTTCCGTAGGGGACAAGCACTTTCTTTTTTACATAATTGTGGAAAATTGTTGCTCGTCTATTGCCAACTGTAAGCACGTGATTTTCATTATCACTTTGACTTGGAATAACAGAGAAGTAAGGATCACTGAGATTGTAACCGCTAACAGTCCATCCATTTCCTGACTTTTGCACAATTACTGCACTATAAACCACTTTGCGTACTGGTGTACTTTTGTGTAGAATAATTTTGTAGTTGTCATCTGGTATTATGATACTACTGGAAGTACTAGAAGGCGAACTTTGTTCAGCCAATACATTTATATAGTTCTTACCAGTGTAGCCAGCGGCTTTATAACCAAGTTCTACTTCAAGATCGTCAAGTTGCTGTCTAAGCAATGCCTTGCCGTTGATGCCTAGGTATGTTGTGTAATCGACAATCCAGTTCATGTAGCCAGCTACAAAGTTTCGTGAACCATTGGTTACTGAATCCGGAACAACAATGTTGTTTGGAGTAATACGTTGTAGTGTAGTTCTATTAACTAATTGTCCAAGACGACTATCTCTATAATAGCGTTTGATATTCATTAAACTACCAAAGTAGAACGCAGGTTTAATCAATGCTAATGCACGTTGCACTGCAAACGCATAGTCACTGCTCTTGATCCAAGCATACTCTGCAGGACCAACATGTCCTACTTCAAAACTAGTGTTTAGTGTACTAGGGTTCAGTGAACGTACAATGAACTGATCCGGACTTTTTCTAAATCCATATTCATCTACTGGAATAATCTGCGTTAGTCCAGGACGGGCAAAGTTCTTGTTAACACCCGCACGTGGGCCTGCATGAATGTAACCACGCTCTAGGTCTTCCCACAACAACAAGTTTCCTGACGTGAACGGAGCAACACCGTAGCGTTCTACCCACCAACTTGGCTCACTGCTGAATCCTAGCATCTCCCAAGGATGAGTGTGTGGACGAACTGTGTCAAACAAGCTCATATAAATGCCACGTACACTACCAGTTAATGGTTTACCTGACAGTTTATTGCTTTGTCTGGCAAAGTTCCATGTCCATGGGTTGTTGCTTTGGAATACTTTATTAGTAGTATAATCAACTTGATTAGATCCAGCCCAACGCAAGAAACTACGTCCAAGAATGCGTTTCCATTCTTGCTCAGTGTAGTCTGTGTCTCTGAAAGATCCTGGAATATACTGATGGATGTCAAAAATATTTTCATCAAAATCAATTTTAATATTGTTAAAGATACGCTTTTCAAACTCCAGCAATAGATCATCTCTGAAGTCATCAAATGCTGGCATTGCACTACCATCGTGCCCTTGAATTATATTTCTAGGTTCAACAAAAGTATCGTCGTATATTTTACTTGGTGTATACTTAGGATATAAACCTAATTTACTTGGGGTCGGTGGCAAATAACAACCGTCAGTGTTGTGATACTCAACTACACGAATTCTATCATCTGTTTCGAGCGGAAATGTATTGCTGATAACAACCGCAGTTCTGTCTTGTGGGAACGAATAGTCTTTGTCTTTGATAAGCTGTACATCATTAACATAAACTAGAATTGCTGTATTGCTTAATACATTATCGTTAAACACACCAGGTAAATCAAACTGCTTAAGATTTGGATTAATAACTACATCATCGTAAACCGTTCTATTAGTACCATATGGAATCATGTCGCTTGTGTAAAACGGCATTGTGGTGTTCTTAGACTGGTTGATAACACTAATAATTTCATCAACATGATCAGCAATAGTCTTAGATTGTATGTTTTGAATATTACGACACAGTTCTAAGAATCTATTTTTAAATTTAGTATATTCTCTACTAGCAAGCTCAAGACTCTCAATAAAGTTTAGCTTTTCGTTGGTTAAAAATAAATTGCTATAAATTAACGGATAAGCATGTTGTAGTATTGTTCCTGTGTTATTCTTAAAGAAAATATCTCTTTGACTAGTGAATGTGCCAATGCTTTCCGAAATAGCGTTTGTATTTTCTTCAAGTTTGCCAACATGATCTTTAAGTTGCCCAAGAGTCAATGAACTGAAGTTAGCATTTTTGCCGTTAAAGTCTAGATTCAACGGAATTTCATAGTAGCTTCGTTCACTGACAGCATTGCGTGAATATATTGAGATATCAACTTTATCACCAACTTTAGTAAGATACGCAGGGTTAACAACTACACAAAGTCTTCTACCAATTAATTCTAGAGTAAAATCAATACGTTTTAATAGTTTGTTGTTTACATAAACTTTAATGTTTGGTGTTTTTTCTACTTCGTCGTTGATGATGTCAATTTCAAAATAGTTGGTTTCGCCATTATATATGTTACTAAACAATTGATACTGTTTAGATTCTTCTTGGTTTTTAATCCATACATTTCTATATTCACGATTGGTTTTGGTATAATCTTTAAACAGAAAACCCTGACTTACTGGATAGTTAATTGTTTCAAGTCCACTAAGTGCGGTAAATGTGTCGGTATTAAAACTTGATTCAAATTCAATATCACCAACACTGTTGAAGTTTTTGTATGTTAAAGGAAAACCTAACACACGATCATTTGTGCCTGTGCCTCGTTTATACTGAAACAGCGTAGTGCCAGTAAAGGTTGAATTGGGGTAATATGTAGCGTCACCGTAGCTGATATTATTCTGATCAAGTACATCAAATTTTGGCTGTACATTAATGGCTGTTTTGGTTTGTCCTTCGTACCAGGTGCTACCATCGTACCAGAAGTTTTTGCTTCCATTCTTTCCACTTTTAACAATGATAATATCACCGTTTTCAAGTAGTCTTTCGCCAACTTCTGCTAAGTGAATTGTTGGTAACCCGTCAATTGTTTCTAACTGAATTTCGTAGATACGTCTACGAATTTCTGGATCTTGCTCATTGGCAAAAATAATTCTTTTGTTGTCTGTTAACTCAAACAATAATTCCCAAGTAGTCGCGGTTGCGTTGAGTCCAGGAACTTGTTCAATGTTTTCTCTAGCTTCATAGGCAAACCCATTATATTCAACAATATCACCTGCAACAATAGTATTTGCAGTGGCCGGGTCATACAAGTAGTATGAATAAAGATCAAACCAAATGCCGTCGACAGCAGTAGCAGGGCTATCAGTAGTGTTGTTTAAACATTCATAGACATGGTTGTTTTCAATAACTCGTTCGCCTTTAAAATAGATACGTGTATTATCAAAAGGAACAAGTTGATCTTTCTTTTTCCAAACTACAGTATCGGTTGGCAAAGTCTGGGCATTCTTTAGAGCACCATAGACATTGTTTTGATAGATAACTGTGTCGCCTTTGTTGTATGCTGTTAGTGTATCGTATATACTGCCAGATCTTTCAATATCACTGAATGCATCTTGTACAGTAAAATCCATGTAATCAATTGGATCAAGTGCTTCAATACCAAAATTAAACAATCTCAATGAATGTTCAAATTCAATGATTGGTCTTTCTGCACGAAAATCTTGGTCTGGCAGACTGGTATTCTTAGCACGGTAATTATTAACGGTTCCAATTACACCTTCGGCTGTTTTAATATAAAAATTATCTTCTGCAAAGGCATAAAAGATTTGTCCAATTGCATATTCGTATTCTAAATTTTGAACAACAACTTTACTGCGAAGCGTTGTTACTATTGTAATATTTTCTGGAACAGGAACAAACAAACCGTTAAGGTCTGGATCGTATGTAAATTCATATACCAAAACTTCTTTGTTGATTTCGGCTGTTTTTGTTAATACATCAATGTGGAACCAACGGTTGCTACGACTCCACCCGTTAAGATCTGAACTAGCTCTATTAATAGTGATATAGTCAGGAGTGGTTAATCCTCCAGACGCATATGCTTCAGGAGTTACTAGACTATCAACAGGAACCAATCTAATACCTGTTCCTACTCCTTCTACATAATATTCTTTGTTTTTATATTTGGCAGGAGTTACAGTATTGTTGAAGCTAACTTTTAAGCCGTTGGTAAAGTCAATACCGTTTGGAGAAGTATAACTGTTAGTACCTAGAATATCTTCATCTACGTTAATTGTAAAGTTAACCGCATCAACAATTCGTATTTCGCCAAAGTAGGTTGCATCTTCACTGTCTTGATAGTATAATCTATCAAGAACACTTGTGATAATTGGAATTTCGTGATAGGTTTGATCGTGGTCTAAATAAAACTCTTTTGTGCCGTGATCAATACCTAAGTTAACATAAACTTTTTGATCAAATGCAACATGTGTACTTGGAACTAGATGAATAACATAATCATCAGAAATACCAGTGTCTGGATTTACATCTCCAATTGGAACTAGTGTTACTCGCCAAATATTTCTTCTCTGGTCTCTTGGAACAACTTGATCTTCAACAGCAATACCATACTGTAACATGTCAAAGTATTCGTTATTGGTCCAGTATTCGTCTGTTAATACATCGTCATTGGTAATAAAAATTAAACTTTTGTTGTGTAGTTCAGAAAAAGTTTTAGCGCCGTCAATTCCGTTAGGGAATTCAGCTAAAAATGTACTTAAGATACGACCTTCAAGTTCGTTATAATGAATCTTGCTGGCCATATCAACATTGCCCACACTCTCCATATCAGTGAAGCGTTTTTGAGCATCAATTAACGGAACTCTAAATGTAACTGTTCCGTTGTCTGTTCCGTTATTGGTTACTCCAAAAATTTCTCTAGTACTAACGTTGGTTTGGTTAAATCTAAAACCAGTTAGTCCGGGTTCTGTTTGAATCCAAAACTTATGCCCAGGTTCGTTAACAGTGAATGTGTATGTACCGCCACGTGCTAGAACCAGCACTGGGTTGGATTCAATACCTTTTTCACTGAAGTTAAAACCATTAACACTGATGTTTCGTGTTACTGTATACTGTTCTTCTGTTTCAACATTACCAGCAAATACATCTACTGCGCTTGGCCCATTGGGTACCCAATAATAATTTTGAAAATTGGTAAATTTATCATAGTCAATTAGTGCATCAAAACTATAGGTTTCGTTGCCAAACAATCTTGTGTGATTTTGAATATTACCACCGTGATATTGTATTTGTTGTAGAAGATCGACATAGGTTGAAAAGAAATCAATGTTGTTGGTGGATTTGTTTTTAACAACTACGCTTGGTTCAAGTTGGTAATTCTGTCTACTTGCAGTTGGTTCAGCAACGTAGTTGTCTGATGCAACAAAGGTTGGACTAAACTTTCTTCCAATATAGCCGTTAACTCTTTGAAAATCTGGTTGACTTACTAATTGATCTAGTGTAGCATTAAGAAACTTATTATTAGTTTCTGTTCTGAAAATGCTAGGTAGAAAGTTTACAGTTTTAATTATAGCCATGTTATTCTACTTACCTATTACTTAAACGCTAGCTCTTGCTTGGTTTATTTGAGAAGCGGTAATTGCACTGATAACTTCTACGTCGTCAACAGTTGCCGCACTAATTAAAATTTCGTCTGGTTCTGCATTAATTTGATAAAGATTACCAAAGCTCTGCGATGTGTCGCTTGGAACAATAATAATACTTGATATTTGCGGTATTAGTTCTGTGTGCAAATAAGCACTTAGTTCACTAAAGTAGAAACTTTCGCCAAAGTCCCAGTTATTAATATCAAAGTAAGTATTGATAGCATTAATAACCTGCGTCTTTATTTCACTGTCGCTGACATTCATATTTGGGTTCTTAACAACTTTAAATTTAGCACGTAAACTATTTTCAGCTAAACTACCAAACAATGGCTTAAATTTAGCACTATTAAAAATAATAGTATCGCTCATTGCTTTATAATCTTCAAGACTGCCAAATTCGCCTCTGAGTTCGTCTTGTGTTGGTGGACTTGGTTCAGTTAGTGTATTACTTGTGTCTGTAATAAACGAAGTATAATCGGTAGAATATTGCTTAGTTAAAATAAACATATCCATAATGTTGTTCGGGCTTGGATCAATTCTTCTATTATTAGGTGAATTGTGCCTATATCTAAAATTCAAACGGTCTCGGCCAATTCTTGCACGATAATCTGAGGTTACGTTTATTAGTTTTCTAATTCCGCTTGCATCTACTACAAGCTCGTAGAATTTTGTACTAACATAGGCATAGAAAATTTGTCCTGTATCAAAACTGTCAAGGTTTACACTAATTGTTTCAAAGTCGCTGAATATTTCAACATCAAAGTAATCCATTGGTGCAAAATCATTAAAGCCTGTTTTGCTTTCCTGCTTTTTAAAGAACACATATTTTTCTTCGCTGTTAACACTACTATTAACAATCAAATCAAATAAATCAGGATTGTCAGGTACACCGTCGCCGTCACGGTCTGGGAAAGTAATCAGTATACGTCTGTTTTCTTTATATCCATCTGTGCCAACAATACTTTTATAAACGTTCCACACTAGATTCTGAGCCAATGGCGCAGAACTGTCTGCTTGGCTATTGAATTTGAGAACTGTAATTTCATCACTCTGTGTACGGCCTGTTTTGCTGTCGTATACTTTAACTGTATCGTCAAAGTAGAATTTAGTTTCTGCTTCGCTTTCAAAGTAATAATCTAACCCGCGATGCATAATATTGTATTCTGTTCCGTCGTAAACTAACTTTACAAACCAACTTGAGTCAAGTCCTGTTCCGGTGTTATCGCCAGCATTTGCTGTAGAAAATGCTTCGTCACTTAGATCAGCATTGTCAATCAATGCCCACCCATCAATACTTGTGTCGTAGCGTAAACCAAAATTCTTATAGATTTTAATAAGAGTTACCATCTCGTTGGTTAAACTATCACTTAATATGTTTTTAAACACTGGAATAACTTCTAACGGAACAGCACCAGTTGGAACTGTTTCGCTGATGGTAATTTGCTTTGTGGTTTGATCAATACGCTGTACGCTGGCATAGATAAAGGTTCTATCTCTATCCTTGCTAACTGTACCTGTTACAATTTTATTACGTGCATTAAAATATTTGCCGTCGCCTGCTCCAAACTTAACAATAGCACCAACCTGCACATCTCGTAATGCGCCAGTTATACCTGGGCCAATACTTTTTGTTGTAAACGGTAACCCATCAGCTGACCCGCTGTCAGGGCCTAAAATATAACCTACGCTTTTGTTTGTGCTTTCGCTTTCAAATTGCCAGCTTAGGTTGGTAACAAGAGTACCTGTTGCTGTGGTCCAACTTAAACCTTCAAGATTAGTTCTATCTAGTTTGGCATAGTGTAAATGCTGTACTGGTTTATCTCTGAGAATTGGACTAATAATGTTGTTGATGATGTTAAAAATTTCGTTGGTTGTTTGATAGCTAAAATTAATACTTTTAACATATTCGTCTCTGTAGAGTAGACCATCTGAACTAAAAATGTTTGTGCTTGAATACTTGCCTGTAACGTCAACAACGTCTAAAAATCTACTAACACCAGAACTGGTACGGTTAGTTGATTTGACTTTTTGAACATTGTTAAATGATGTATATGGGAAAATATTATAATCTTCACCAGTGATCATACGGTTTTGTGTATAATACTGTTGAGGTGCTTTTTGTCTAATTTCTTCAATAGTTTCTCTGGCACTAGCATTTGCAACAGTGTACTTGAGACTTACACTTAAACTTAGTGTTTGCGGTCTGCCAG